CTCCCGTCGGAGCCCTCAGAGGATTGCGCAAGCAACCCTCGACATTATGTCCCTCATATTGGAGTTGTAGGTATCGTGGCAATCAAGAGCCAGAGTCACATTATTAACGGTTGGTGGGCTGCTCCCCCTGGGAACACGCCCACCCCCGTTAGTGCTGTGGCCTGGAAGGATGACCTGTTAATTTCAGTGTCGGGAAACCGACATCAGGCCAATCCCTTTGACGCTGTTCATGTGACGACTAGTGGGTCTATCCTTAACGGGAGAAACTCAATCTTCGAAGCACATGATTGTCCGTCTAATTTCTATTATGACACGGGCACGTTTATGTCCTCACCGGTCGTAAACGATCAGATGTTCACTCGTACGGCTGCCGCTTCCAATCCTTCTCGACCCTCTTTCCAACTCCCTGTGTTCCTTTGGGAACTCAAGGATATACCGGATATGATCCGGCAAGGAGGAGAGTTCGCAGCAGCTATTAAAGCTGGTGCGGGTCCTGCGCTTTCTTTGATTAAAGATCCAAAGAAGGCGGCTTCGGCGAATCTCGCTTACCAATTTGGCATGCGACCATTCATCGAAGACCTGAAATCGATTGCTTCATTTCAGCACAGCGTTGAGAAACGCCGTAAGGAAATGGATGCACTCTTCAATTCAGGTAAGAAGGGTTTAAGGCGAAAAGTCATTCTTGATACTAACAGTGAAAGTGGCGTAAGAACCTCTTTTCTCTGGAGTACCAGCTTCTCAACTGGCGCGCAACCCATCACGTACAATCGAATGTACAAGCGATGGGGTGTTGTCAATTGGAAGGCGAATGGCAATTCTCCTTATCCGCGATCGGACGGCGAATTAAGACGCCGTATTCTCGGTTTAACTGCCGATAATATTCCGCTTGCGGTTTGGAAGGCTTTACCGTGGTCATGGCTTGGCGATTATTTCGTCAATGTCTCAAACATCATAGCGGCGAATAACCGCTTGGTGGCAACACCTTCTCAGGTGTCTGTGATGACTAAGTCAGTGACTACCGAAAGCCATGGTCCGTTTGAACGTATCATCTCGGGGAACCGCCAGTTTTTGATAACTGGAGGCTCTTCACGACTGGTGCGGCATCAACGGGCTGTTACCTACACGCTAGGCCAGCAACTCCAAGGAGTCCTGCCGACGTTGTCAGCAGGACAACTGTCCACCTTAGCTTCTCTGTACATTCAGAGGGCAAGGTAGCCCTCAACACAGAAAGCTAGGATAGCACTATGTTTGCTAACACTCTCACCATCACCATCAATGCCGTGGCTTACGTGCTTACGCGCGTAAACCAGGATAATTATGGATCTACGTACATCAAAAAGGATGCTACGCAGTCCATGACGCTCCAGTTCCGTAACAATACGGAAAACGAAGCAAAGACTGGTGTTTCTTTCGACCGCCACAATATGTTCTTTGAACATATTGTGTACGCGACTCCTACCACCGTCGAGAAGAAGTATACGGTTTCAACCGTATATCGCCAATCGTTCGGTTCGGATGCGACCTGGCTAGGCCAGGTTGTCGCCGGTTTCCAGACGCTCGAGACCGCTCAGAAGGACGGTCTCATCGGGTGGGAATCTTAACACTGACTATTATGGCGTCGCCATAATAGCCGGCTTCTGCATCATTACCAAATGATGTAGATAAAAGTTAGCAATGGATTGTAACCCCTTTAGAAAGGTTCACAATGAAAAGCCACCTTCTACAAGTGCTGCGGCTGGTACATGCGTTGTCTGATGACATCGCAGTTAACCACCCCACTTATCGTCTCTACGCCTATCGTTATCTCATGGAATATGAGAAAGGCCTGCGACACCAGGATCTCGCTTATGCGACGATCACTCTTCCCGAATGTGGGAAGTGGTTCGAAGCCTGCCTAGAGCAGGGTAGTATCCATGACTCGCGTCCTTACGGACATGGGAGATGGAGAAAGACAGTTTACCCTCATTTCTTTACAGAATTGTGGGTTTCTATCTTTGACGATCAAGGTATCATTCGGCATGATGCAGATCCATATTCTATCCTGGCTCTTCGGCAGATATACTATCTGTTGAAGAAACTTAAGATGGAGTGTGAAGATGCCCGAACCTACGCCTCAACTGACTCTTTTGAGTCTATTGAAAATCGTATGGTCCGTTCTTGGCCTGATACTTGGGACAGTGATCATCCTATATGGAGACCGCGAAGCGGTCACCCCATATATGGAGATCTTGAAGTTGCTCGTCAGCAACTTCAGCTCGCCTTCTTAGATGAGGACGAGTCTAGACCTAGTATACCTTGGGATAAGTTCCGAACCCTTTGCGGGGCAATCGTAACCTCCTTTGGAGACTTAGATGTCTGGTCATTAAGGCCGAAACATGGTCCCGGAGTTGTGTCGGACAGTGATCCGAAAGTCATTAAGTATGACTTTCTGCACTGGCCGCGCAAGCTCGAGAATGTCTTCCCGTTTGACTGGTTCGCATCCCATTCTGTGGAACGCGTACCAACATCTGACTGGGAGCCAAGTTCGAAGCTGATATCAGTGCCGAAGACCCAAAAGGGTCCTCGTCTAATCGCAGCCGAACCTACTGCTCATCAGTGGATTCAGGGCGGCCTGCAACGGTGGCTTGAGGAAGTAATTTCTCAATCCGCAATCGCAGAATCAATTGACTTTCGCAATCAAGCGAAAAGCCAAGAGAAAGCACGCCATGCTTCCTATACTAGGGAGCATGCAACGGTAGATCTAAGTGAAGCGAGTGATCGATTGAGCACTCGTCTCGTTGAGTTTGTTTTGCAAACTCACCGTCCTCTCTTAGATGCACTGCATGCCAGCAGAACCCGTAGTTGCTATATCCCAGCCGACTTACGTCACGCTGGGGTGAGCAAGCTTGTGCAATTGCGCAAGTTTGCTACTATGGGTTCCGCAGTTATATCCAGACGCTCGTTTATACGTGCATCTCGCAGTTTGCACTGATGTGTGCAGACGACGATTGGGATATGACGCGTCGTGCTATCGCACGAAGGGCCAAGGAGATACAGGTCTTTGGGGACGATATCATTATCGCCACCAGAGCCTATGGGCTTCTCGTCAACATCCTTACGGAGGTTGGCTTGAAGGTTAACACGAGTAAGTCCTTTACCCAAGGGGCTTTCCGTGAGGCATGCGGTATGGACGCTTACAACGGTGACGATGTCACCCCTGCGTACGTCCGTATGCTCTACCATCCGAGAAAACCGGAGAGTCTTGCCAGTGTCGTCGAGGCGTCGAATAACTTCTTTAAGAAGGGATTCTGGCGCACCGCCGACTACTTGCGAAGGACAGTTCCAGACCGTATCAATAAATTGATACCGTTTGGTCGTGAGCCTCTCTGGCCCCTGACCTACTCTACCTTTGGAGCTAATCCGTCCAACGAGCATCTAGCTCGTCGGATCAACGGAACTCTCCATAGAGAGGAGGCACTTGTCGTTACCCTTACTGCTCGCAGTAAGAAGCGCCAAGGATCAGGGTTTGCGAGCCTTATTCAGTATTTCACTGAGGCCCCGCCCCCATTTGTGAAATGGGAGTCAGGGCAGGCATCGCGGCCTAGCCTTAAACAGCAGGCTAGGTGGGTAACTACCGCAAGGTAGGAGGTAAGC